TTTCACTAGGAGATTGTTGCATTAGAATTGACTGAGCCAACGACATCTAAGTTGCCGTTTGCATCTAGTTTCATTTTGTTTGTGCCGCCTGTTGCAAAGTACAGCGACCCACCGCTTTCTGTGATAGTCCAACCACCTAGCCCTATAGGTTTGTTGAACGCCCATTTGTCACCTGATGATGTATAAAGAATAGTTGCGCTTGCACCGTCTACTGTAAGCCCTGCACCATTTGCAGCCGCAGCATCAGCCGCGCCATTAGCTATCGTAATGTTCTTATCTGCAACATCAAGCGTTGTACTATTTACAGTGGTGGTAGTGCCTGACACGACTAGGTTGCCGCTGATCGTGACGTTACCAGAACTGTCCTCATTAACTACATTTAGCCAGTTACCAGCGTGCGCGTAGGCCAGTTTGCCATTTGAATGGCTGTGCGCCACCATCCCATGGTACGTGCTGGCGCTTGGGAAGTCAGAAGGGGAAGCGTAGAGGTTGCTGTAAAGTATCTTGTTAGAACCAAAGTCTACGTCAGCACCAAGCACCGCATATCGAGCGTCAGATTGTGTTTTGTTATAGTGATCTGCCAGGGCAAATGTACCGTAGCCAACAATACCGACTGTATCAGCGGCGGTTGCTGCACTACCTAATGTTACGCTTGTACCATTTGTAGCGGTGAAATCTGCTGGATCTAAGCGCACACCATTGAGATATACGTCTAAGAAACCTGGATCATATGTTGCTGGGAAAACCGTTGTAGATCCATTGTAACTGCCAGAGCTTGTGCCGACAACATAATTAACTCTGTTCGTTGTGCCATTAACTGAAGATCCAGCGTTCTGAAAGCTAGATCCATTATAGACTTTCATGGTATCAGAAGATGTATCAAACCAAAGCAAACCGTCGTTAGGACTACTAGGTGCATTAGCGCTAATGACATACTGATTACCAAATGCGTTAACTGATGTTAGATTGTTAGCCACTGTGTTAACGTTAGAAACAGCACCAGCAACACTATTTACGTTACTTATTGAGCCAGCAACGGTTCCAATGTTGTTAGATCCAGATATATCAGATGCTACGGTATTAATATTTGTTGTAGCAGCAGATGCTGCAATAGTTTGTATATTGCTTTCGATACTTGCTACCGCTGTTACATCAGAGCTTATACCAGCAACTGTAGTAACATTAGAACTTATGCCAGCTACGGTTGTTACGTTACTAGCTATGCCAGCTACAGTTCCTATTGTATTTGAACCGCCAAGGTTTGAAGCCACTGTGCCAATGTCAGTTGCATCACCAGCTACCGCTGTAACATTTGATGCTATGCCAGCTACACTTGTAATGTTAGCGTTTATTCCAGCCACTGTGTTTATGTTTGTGGCATTGGCATTAACAGTATTTATAGCTGTTTGATCTGAGCTGGTTGGCGTTGTACGCAGCCAGGTGGTTGTACCTAAGTTGTAAACCATAAGCACATTGTTAGTGGTATCGAAAAAGAGGGCGCCATCAATAAGATTGTCACCGTCGTTGTCCTGAGTAGGCAGTCCACCTGACGTTGATTTAGCGCCCAGGTATCGATCATCGAAACTGTCAAAACTAGCTGCTGCTGATGTAGCCGAACTTGCCGCCGCTGTTGCACTCGATGCAGCTTCACTTGCTTTTGTTGTTGCAGTTGTCGCGCTCGATGCAGCCGCTGTTGCGGAATTTGCCGCAGCGGTAGCACTTGTGGCAGCAGCATTTTGAGCTGTAGTTGCAGATGCAGCATCTACAATCAAATCGTACTTTGCGCTGTTTGCGTTTGTAGTAAGAGGCTGTGCGCCGCTAGATGTATGCGCTGTGTTAACTAGAAATATGTTATTAGTGCTTGTGTCTTTTACTAAATCTCTAACATTGTAAGAAGTGCTTGCAGCCCAATTACCGCGAAACGTACCTAATTCTTGAGCTATAGATAAGTTACCAGAACTATCAAAACTAAATAGTTTGTTAGCCCGGTCTGTAGCAGATACCGTAAACTCTGAGTTAGCTATGACGTTTGTACGCGATCCTTTGATTGCACGACTTAGTTCCTCTTCGTGCTTTTGCGTCATAAACACAAGTTTGTCTAACGCTTCTTCTAAGCTTTCTGCTGGAAACGGATCGTTTGCAACCAGGTCAAGACCTTGAGTGAGTGGTTGCTCACGTATGATAACAACGGTCACACCTGACGCTGGTGCGGTTCCAAATACTACATTACCGCCACTAGCCGACCCTACTCCGCTCACTGTGTAATGTGTAGTTATAGTCTGTGTAGTTTCGGTTCCATCTGCTGCCCTTAGAATGACAGTTAGATCTCCTTGGTCAAAGATCTTAAAGCTATAGGCAAACGTGGTAAGTGAACCATTACCACTATAGCTGACTTTGTTTGTGCTGCTACTAACTGTCATCTTCTACCTTCCTTTTTAAGGCGTTCTACTTCATTGTAAGCTTGTGCAAGGTCTGCATATTGAGGCATCTCAACGAGCACCTTGAAACCTTGATCTATAAATTGTTTGTTAATACTTCTAAGCTGCGCTATCCGGGCTTTGTCTGGTAATGCTTTGTATGTTTTGCTTTGCGTCACAGCTTCTAGCGTTTGCCGGAACGTCAATGATCCGTAGCCACTGCGATAAACTTTTACTTTGTTTTTAGCTAAACGAATAAGATCTGACTGTGTGCCATAACTTAATGTAATATTGTTAAATTTTTCTGGGTTTGTCAGAGGCCACTGATACGTCATATCGTGCAGCCTTATTAATTCTTTTTCATAGTTTTGCAGTGCAGCTCCGTCTTTAATGCGGATACCAGTAAGTGCTGAAAATATTGCAGCGCCAGGGCTAGTTGCAAAGCTTACTTCTTCTTCGCCGACCACCTCGCCTAATGTGTCGTACATGACAGCATTACGATCACGCTCATCTCTAAAAAAACTGTCTTTAGATTGCAGTGCGTTCATTTCTTGAGCAAAACTTATAAACGGATTGTACCATTCTGTTTTTGGTGTACCAACCAAGCTGTAATTAGGACTACCGTCTGTCTTGGCATATTTATATATTCTGCGCCCATCTTGCTCTTCGAACTGTAATACATCTTCTAACGTGTAGTATTCAAAATCTTCGCGTGGCTGTAGTTTTGTTGGATCCGCTAACCGTTGGAACATGCGCTGCAAGGAAGACAATGGATTGGGCAACCCAACAGGCGTTGCGCTTTCAGCGTATGATCGAGCAAGCTTTGCAGCATCGTAACCGTCTAAAAAAGCCACCACATCAGCTATACCTTGCAGCATTGGCAATTCTTTGTAATACTCTCCAGTTGCAACAAAAGCAGCGTGAAAATAATTTTTTTGCAGCTCTGGATCTTTTGTTTTGTTAGCTCTCTGCACTGTGTCTGCTGTGATTGCTAAGATACCACCTATCGGCTCATATCCAGAAAAACTTACATATCTAAGTGGCCCATTAGGTCTACCATACACATCGTACAACTCGTCAACACCTTCGGGCCAGCCCTCGCCTTTCAGTACAAAGCTGTACGGTTGCCAGCCTAGTGGTAAAGCCTCACGTGTTTTTTCACTTTCTGGAATACCGCCAGTGATACGCCCATCCATAGCGTACTGCGAAATTTTCCAAATAGTACCAGCGCCTAAAGTTAAACGACCTAGTGCTAGTTGCTGCGCTCGTGGGCCGTTTCTGCCACTTGCATCATATGCTGATTTACTAAACGGTGTGTACTCCATTGTTCGCAAAAGTGCGTTTGTAGGTGCTGTAACAAACGGCACAATAAACCGACCAAGCAACATTCTTTGAAACTTGCCCATAACCTTGCCGAAAAGACCCAAGTCACTTTGTAATGTGTCAAACTTTGCTTTTACATCTAACTCATCAGCAACGGCTCTAGTATCGAGCATAAGCATACCAGCCTCGTCTAACGCCTCTTGCTTAGATCCACCGTTTCTCAGCGTATGCTGGTATCTTTTGTTAAGAGCTGTGTATAGCTCGCCACGTTGCGATATTGTTTTGGTAAACTCGTCTGCTGCTAAGAGTAAACGAAACGGAATACGGACACGTTTGCCTAATTGATCGAGTGATTTGCCAAACATAGAGTCAGCGTCTTTAAAACCTGGTTGGTATTGATCAATGTCTAACTTGCTTGAGCCAGCCGGAAGCTCAGTGCGCCATGCTATAGAGGCTGCTTTCATTGCATCGCCAAAAGCATCGCTCCAACCTTTTACGCGCAGCATCGCATCTTCTATATAGACT